AGAGAAAAGGAAGGCCACAGTCCGTTTGATTGATGCAAAATTGAACCCTTGTAATGTTTCCGTAGGTCGTGGTTCGGATGTGAAGGTATCATTCCGACCTAACTTCTGGCATGTCCAAGGTGGAGCAGGTGTCACATTATATATGGATGCCGTGCAAGTTATCAATTTAATTCCTTATAATCCTATCTCAGATATGGGTTTTGAGGAGGAGGAAGGTTACGAAGATTCCTCTGAGGATACTTCTGCTGAATTTAAACAAGAAAAACAAGCAGAGGATGAGGACTTCTAAAGGTTTTCGTAACCAATTTGAAGAAAGACTAGGTTCCTTCCTAGAAGAAAAACGTGTAGCTTATGAATACGAAACACTTATTCTAGGCTATACGTTGGAAGGAAAATATAAACCAGATTTTATTCTGCCAAATGGAATAGTCATTGAGGCAAAAGGATTTTTCAGAATTACAGCACAAAGAATTTTGAGAGCAATCAAGAAACAACATCCTGACATAGATATTAGGCTTGTCTTTTATGATTGTAATAAAAAAGTTCAAGGTTCTAATTTAACATGTAAAGCATGGGCTACAAAATATGATTTTAAATTTGCAAACAAAAATATTCCTGAAGAATGGATAGAATAAATAGAACAGAAACTAAATATATAATTATTCATAGTAGTCAGACACCACCTAGTAAAAATCTAGATGTTAAAGATATGAACAAACTTCATAGACAGAAAGGTTTTTTAAATGTGGTGCATCATCTACTCATAAAGAGAGATGGTAGCGTAGAAACAGGTAGAGAACTTGAGGAAGTAGGAGCGCACACAGAAGGATATAATGATACATCCGTATCAGTATGTTTAATCGGTGGAACTATTACAGATTCAGAGTTGGAACCTCGTTTAAATTATACATCACAACAATGGCGTGAGTTAAAAGAGAGTGTCATGTGGTTGAGATACAGTTATCCTCAATCATCTGTCTTAGGTTTTAATGAGATAGAAACCACTCAACTTTCACCATATTTTGATGTTCAATCATGGTTAGATTTTTAAAAGGAAGGAAAAATGGGTAAGGGTATACTAAACAGAGGAACTAAGGTTCATCATTTAAAAACTAAAAATATTAAAAAGTTTAAATGGGAAGATGAACTTGATATGGAAGAAACATATGTGTTCCACCAGATGAGGACTTATAATGATAGAGATGATATGTCTGGTAAGAATTATAAAATTGATGATACTAAAGTTCAATTTGACGCTTCAACTTTACCAGAGGTACTAGATCAAATGAAACATTTCTTGGTGAGTTGTGGGTATACATATGTCAAATCACTAACAGCAACATCCAATCTAGATGATAAAACATGGAACTCTTCGGAAGAGAGAGTATAGATAGAGAGGACTCTACATTAATTGAACACATCCCTTGTCCTAGCTGTGGATCTCAAGACAACCTTGCCATGTATGATGATGGTCATGGTTATTGTTTCACACCCGGATGTGGTTATCACCAAAGTAGTGAAAAACCTAATACACAAAGGAAGGAAAAAATGAAAATGGATTTTGTAACTGGAGACAGAACACCTCTTCAGAAAAGATGTCTATCTCAAGCGACAGTTGATAAATGGGATTATCAAATAGGTATTTTCAAAGGTAAGAAAGTACAGATTGCTAATTATCGTAAGGCAGGATCAAGTGAGGTGGTCGCTCAGAAATTACGCTTCTCTAATAAAGATTTTTTATTTATTGGAGATACTAAACAGGCAAATCTTTTTGGTAAACATCTTTTCTCTAAGGGGAAAATGATTGTGATTACTGAGGGAGAGATTGATGCCATGTCAGTATCACAAGCTCAAGGTAATAAATGGCCTGTAGTTTCTATAGCTACTGGATCGGGTGGTGCAAAGCGTTGTCTTCAACGAGAGATAGAATATCTAGAAGGATTTGAGACTATAATCCTAATGTTCGATCAAGATGAGGCAGGAAAGAAAGCAGTAGAAGAATGTGTACCACTATTCTCACCAGGAAAAGTGAAGATTGCACATTTACCACTCAAGGACGCAAGTGAAATGTTGCAGGAAGGTAAGGAGAAAGATATTATTTCTGCTATTTGGTCTGCTCAAGTGTGGAGACCAGACGGAATTGTAGATGGAAGAGATTTATGGCACTTAATATCCTCAGAGAATAATGTAGAATCATTTCCTTATCCTTACTCTGGTTTAAATAGTATGACTCAGGGACTACGTAGAGGAGAGATAGTCACAATTACAGCAGGTAGTGGAGTAGGTAAGTCACAAGTATGTCGAGAGATAGGTTACTCATTAATGTTACAAGGTCAGAAGATAGGTTATCTTGCCTTAGAAGAGAATAACAAGCGAACTGCATTAGGATTTGTCGGACTATATTTGAACAAACCTATACATTTACAGAATGTAGAGTGTACTACTGAAGAATTAAAAGAAGGATTTGATAATGTAGTAGGTACAGGTAACTTATTTCTCTATGATCATTGGGGAAGTGTAGAACCAGAACATCTATTTAACAAGATTAGATACTTAGTAAGAGGAATGGAATGTGATTGCATTATATTGGATCATATTAGTATTGTCATTTCAGGACTCACAAGTGGTGGAGATGAACGTAGAATGTTAGACTTTGTAATGACTAAGCTACGGAGTTTAGTAGAAGAATTACAATGTGCCTTGATACTTGTGTCACATTTACGCAGACCAAGTGGAGATAGAGGACACGAAGAGGGAGTACAAACTTCTCTCAATCAGCTACGTGGTACTCATGGTATAGCTCAACTGTCTGATATTGTTATAGGTTGTGAAAGAAATCAACAGAGTGAGGATCATCCAAATCTGACTACAGTAAGGATTCTAAAAAATAGATGGACAGGTGAGACAGGTATTTGTAATGCTATAGAATATTCAAAGGAAACTGGAAGAATGGTAGAAGTTTCAACGGATAATTTTGAAATGGAAGAAGTTAAGGATAATCAAGATTTCTAACGGAAGGAAAAAATGGAAGAGGTAATTTTAGATTTAGAGTCGGATGGTTTGCTAGATACTATAACAAAGATTCATTTGTTAGTATATAGAAACCTAAGTACTGGTGAATTGACAATTGCAGATTCAGATTCAAAAATTAAAAGTGCTCTATTAGATTTAAAAGATAAAAAAATAATAGGGCATAACATATTAGGGTTTGATCTGGTAGCACTTAAAAGATTATATGGATTTACGATCCCTATAGAACAGACACTTGATACTTTAATACTTTCAAGAGTTATTTACCCTAATCTACGAGAAACCGACTCAAAAATACGTAAGATTGAGGCTAAACTTTGGGGAAGTCATTCTCTCAAAGCATGGGGAGAAAGATTAGGTTCTTTTAAAGGCACATACTCACAACAACAGAATGCATTTGCCGAACTCACACCTGAGATGCGTGATTATTGTGTGAATGATGTTCATTTGACAGAATTATTACATGAATATTTATTAGATAATGTTCCTCCAAAAGATTGTTTAGATTTAGAACATAGAATAGCAGATGTCTGTATAAGACAGGAGGAGGCAGGATTTTCTTTTGATGAACCACGAGCCATTATACTATATGGTGATCTTGCTGATAGAAGATCCAAGTTATCCAAGAAATTAGGTGAGGTGTTTGGTTCTTGGATAGTAGATGAGGGACTGAGGAAGAATGGTACGTATTCTAAAATAAAGATTATAGATTTTAATCCTAATTCTCGTAAGCATATAGCTAAACGTTTACAAGAATTAAGAGGTTGGAGTCCTACAGAATTTACTCCTACAAATGACCCTAAGATTGATGAAAAGGTATTAAATAAGCTCAAGTATCCTGAAGCAAAACTTATGTCACAATACTTTATTTTAAATAAACGTATTGCTCAGTTAGCTGAAGGTAATCAAGCATGGATAAAATTATGCAAAAAAGGTAGACTACATGGAAAAGTCAACACGATGGGCGCACAAACTTCACGATGCTCTCACTCACACCCTAATCTCGCTCAAGTGCCAAATCTTAATGCACCCTTTGGGAAAGAATGTAGAACATTATTTAGAGCAGACTCAAAGATGGATCTTTTGGGAATTGATGTTTCTAGTTTGGAACTCCGCTGTCTTAGTCATTATCTTGCTAAGTATGATGATGGTGCATATGGTAAATTATTGCTTGAAGATGACATTCATACAGCTAATCAAAAAGCCGCTGGTTTATCTACTAGAGATCAAGCGAAGACTTTTATATATGGGTTCCTGTATGGTGCAGGAAATGAAAAAATTGGTCAGATTGTGGGTAAGGGGAAAGCGGAAGGATCTCGTTTAAAGAAGGAGTTCCTTAGTAAGATACCTGCCTTGAAATCTTTAAGAGATGCCGTGCAAAAGAAAGCAGAACTAGGTTTTATAAAGGGTCTAGATGGTAGGAGAGTACCAGTACGTTCCAGCCATTCAGCTTTGAATACATTGTTACAATCAGCAGGAGCGATAATCTGTAAGCGATGGATTGTTGAAATGCATCATCTTCTTGAAAAAGAATTTAAGTATGGAGAAGATTATAGACAAGTAGCATTTGTTCATGATGAAGTTCAACTCACAGTAAAAAGGGAACATGCAAAAAGGATCGGTGATATTGCAGTCAAAGCGATTGCCATTGCAGGAGAAAGGTACAGTTTTAGAATTCCCCTCACCGGAGAGTTCAAAACAGGATCAACTTGGGCTACCACACATTAATCCTACTCAATTTGGATTGGCAGGTGAAGCTTTAGTAAAGTATCTTTTACACATGTGGGATTATTCTATGTGTACTCCTTTAGATACTTCAGCATCCTTTGATTTATTAGTCAAAGGCGAAAAAGATTGGGTAACTGTTCAAGTAAAGCATTCGACTAGAGAAAATGTAAAATTAAAAAGGAATAAACATGAAAATGGTAAACCGATTTCCGACCCATACAAACAGGGAGATTTTGATTATTTATTTGTGTGTAGGTTTCCACATATTTATATTGTACCATTCAGTCATATAAAAACAATAACATGTTTTACATTTAATATGTATAAAGCATATCGTCATGATCTAATGGATCAAAGAACATATGTAAATAAACCAATCTTAACAAAGGAAGAGAATGAGAGAGTTATTAATTGATGCAGACATATTTGTCTACAAAGCGACTAGACTTTCCGAAAGAGAGATTAATTGGGGAGATGATTCTTGGACATTACATTGTGATTTAGCAGAGGTCAAGACGCTTATTGATAATCAAATATGGAAGGTACAAGAAGGAACACAAGCAGATAAAATTCTATTATGTTTCACTCATAAAAAAAACTTCAGGAAAGAAATAAATCCTGACTATAAAAGTAATCGAAAAGGCGGTAGGAAACCGATGTGTTTTATTCCTGCTCTTGATTATTGTAAAGAAACATATCCATACAAGATTTATGAATGGTTAGAGGCAGACGATGTTATAGGCATTCTAGCTACTGAAAAATCTAAAGATGAAAGAATAATAGTTAGTGAGGACAAAGATTTACTAACTATTCCAGGTTTACATTGGGACTTTAAAGAAGAAAAAGTTTTTAAATGGAAAGATAAAGATGCCGATTATAAATTCTTTTATCAATCATTAGTAGGAGACTCCACAGATCATTATAAAGGTTGTCAAGGCATAGGACCAATATCCGCTGGAAAAATTCTGGACGGAAATACAGGTTCGGTTTTAGATATGTGGGAGCATGTGTTAGAAGCCTTCATTAAATCTGGACAAGGAGAAAAAGAGGCACTTAGAAATTGTAGGATGGCTAGAATATTAAGAGACGGAGAGTATCATCATGATACACAGGAAGTAGTATTATGGACACCACAAGGGAAGGAAGAAATATTTAAGGGAGAGAACTATGAGTAACTATGACATGGACGAGATAGAAAGAACAAAATCTCAGAAACAAAAGGAGCAGTTAGGGTTTGGAAGAGATGATCAGAAGAACATTAAAAATATTCTACGTGAAGCTCCTAAGCCTGTTCAACAATGGGATGCACAGACTCAATCCTATGTATCTATAGGTGATCAGGTAGATACACATGTAAGGGAGATGACCAGAGATCCTGTAGGTTATGAACGAAGGAACACTCCTAAAAGTACACTACCACCAGGATTAAAAGATGTGACTGATCTTCAAACTAAGGAGGAACAGATAACTAAACCAAAGCATTATCAAGGATTAGGTATAACACCTCTTGATTATATTACAGCTAACGAATTGGATTTTATAGAAGGAAATATTATCAAGTATGTTTCTCGTTATCAATTCAAAGGTGGACTTAACGATTTATTAAAAGCACAAACTTATTTAGAAAAACTAATTGAAAAAGAGAGAAATAAAAATGAATGATTTACCTACACAATATCAACAGTATATACATTTGTCTAGGTATTCCCGATGGGATTATACAAAGAGTAGACGAGAAACGTGGAAAGAAACTATAGATAGATATTTTAATTTCTTTGAAGCTCACCTAAAAAATCATTGTGACTACACCATACCTCCATCGGTAATGAAAGAAATAAAACATGCAGTACTTTCCCTGCAAATTATGCCGTCAATGAGGTGTCTAATGACCGCAGGAGAAGCTCTAGAAAAAGAGAATATAGCTGGATATAACTGTGCTTACCTCCATATCGATTCCCCTAGATCTTTTGATGAGATATTATATATACTCATGAATGGAACAGGAGTAGGGTTCTCAGTCGAGTCAAGACACATTGAAAAATTACCTATAGTACCTACCGAAATGCATCCTACTGACACACGAATACAGGTACGAGACTCTAAGTTAGGATGGGCAAAAGCTTATAGGGAATTGATTAGTTTATTATACGTAGGAGTTATACCGGAATGGGATCTCTCAAAGGTAAGACCTGCTGGCGCACCGCTTAAAAC